AATAATTACCTTATAGAGTAATAAAGAGAGGGCTTAACGGCCCTCTTTTTTTTTATATTTATAAGTATGAAAAAGAAACTACTACTGACGATGGGTTGTTCTGTAACCCAAGGTATTGGGTGTTATGATACTTCTACGTTTGATTACGTACCTGGTAAACCTTCTTATGAGTATAAAAATATTTTTGATATTAATAAAAAACACCTAGATAGGTTTTTAGAATACTCTTGGGGTAGTGTATTACAGAAAAAATTAAAATACGACCATCATTTTAATATGGGAGTAGCAGGATCATCAACTTCAGGTCAAGTAAAACTATTTTACGAAAATCTAACATTTCTAAAATCTTTAACTGATTATGATGTTTTAATAGTTTGGTTGTTAACTACTCCTACTAGATTTAGTTTTTATACTTCTGGTAAGAACCTTGATATAATACCGGGTAATGATTATACATTTAATTATAATAATTCTAATCAGTGGGCTAAAAAAATTGCAGATAGTAAAATAGATAAAGCTTATTCTTTATTGATAGATGATTTAACTATAGATACTTTACTAGAACAAAAATTTTATAAAGATATAATAAAAGAAACTTCTGAAAATTTAGGTTTTAAATTTTTATATAACTCTTCCTTGAGTGGTGCTGGTAACTTTTTTATGAATAAATTTAAAAAAATGTTTAACGAAACTATTAACCTTTCTACTTTAAGTAATGAATCTTTAATACCCTGTTATAAAAAAAACCCTGAATTATACTCTTTATTAAAGTGTCACCATCCTAATGAAAAAGGTTATGAAGTGATAGGAAAAAGATTTTTTGACCTTATTAACTTATACGATCCTAATCTTGTAAATGATAAAACTCCTGAACTATATACACAAGAAAGGGTCAGTGGGTATAAAATATATAAACTAATATAGGTTAACTCTATTTTTGCTATTTATAATATACAAGACAACTATTTATTAAAAAAATCGATTAAATGGCAAATATAGTAACTTGGAACGGTTCTTCAACCTTTGCTACAGGACAGACACCTTTTGGATTTTATGATACTGATTCATCTTTTCAAACCGATGCAGATAAGGTAGCTAGTTTCTGTGCTCAAAGGTTAGGATATCCTCTAATGGATGTAGAATTACAATCAGGATCTTTCTATGCATGCTTTGAAGAAGCCGTTACTACTTACGGTAATGAAGTATTTCAATATAAAATAAGAGAAAATTACCTTAATATTCAAGGAGCACCTACTGGTAGTTCTCTAAACAACAAAGTAGTACAACCTAATTTAACTCAAATAGTTGAAATATCAAAAAATTACGGTACTGAAGCCGAAGTAGGAGGTAATGTAACTAAATATACCGGCTCTTTAGCTATATCAGCATCAAGACAAAATTATGATTTAGATGCATGGGCTGCAGCTAGTGCTAGTTTAGATACAGGAGATTCTATAGAAGTAAGAAAAATATTTTACGAAGCTCCTCCTGCAATATTAAGATACTTTGACCCCTATGCTGGTACAGGTACAGGAGTTCAATCATTAATGGATGCTTTTGATTTCGGAGGTTTTAGTCCTGGTATTAATTTTTTATTGATGCCTACTTCTTATGATGCTTTAAAACTTCAAGCTATAGAATTTAATGATCAAATAAGAAGATCTGGGTATTCTTTTGAACTAGTAAACAATCAATTAAAAATATTCCCTATACCTAAAAACTCAGGTAAACTATATTTTGAATATTATAAGTTAAGTGATAAGAAAGATGTTACTCCTAATGATAGTGTTGGTAATGTGTCTACGGTAGCTGAAGTTCCTTATAGTAATCCTCAATATACTCAAATTAATAGCGTAGGAAGACAATGGATATTTCAGTATACTTTAGCTTTAGCAAAAGAAATATTAGGGTATATTAGAGGAAAATATCAAGTAGTACCTGTTCCTGGTTCAGAAGCTACTCTAAACCAAGCTGATTTATTAGCTGATGCAAGAACTGAAAAAGAAAACCTATTAACTCAATTAAGAGATACTTTAGAACAAACTTCAAGATCAGCTCAATTGGAAAGACAAGCTACTGAAAGCGATAATTTGAGAAAAACATTGAGCGACGTACCTTATACAATTTATATAGGATAATGAAGTTAGCAAGTATAATAGAACAGATACAATTTTCTAAATATGAAGCAATGGTAAGAGTAATTTACTCTGAAGATGCTGATATTAGAAAGTTAGACGACCTAATTAGAGCGTTACCAGGGGTTAGTACTGTAGCTAATGCTGGAAATAGTGCTGAAACGTTAAGTGTAACGTATAAAGTAGGTTTAATTAGTCAAAAAACTGGAGAAGAAGCTTTTGAAGCATTTAAATCTAATGCTATACAGAAGTATTCAGTTATAACTGACATACAATTAGATATAAACTCAATAGAAGAGAAGTAATGTTATTCGGAAGTAGTAGAGATTTTGATTTACTGGTTAATATTAATAGAGAACTACTAAAAGATATAGTAGAACAAGAGATATTATACCATAAACTCAGTATAGAAGACTCAGAAATAAATTTATATGGTGAATCTATGCAAAAATCTTACTTTAACTCTATTAAACTTAATTGTATGATTACAAGAGGAGATCAAATAATAGATATACAAGAGTTTGGTCCTGATTTAGGTAGAGAAGCATCATTTGCCTTCTTAAGAAGAGATTTACAAGATATTGACCTTGTAGCTGAAGTAGGAGATATAATAGAATGGCATAATGACTACTATGAAGTAGATACAGTTAGGGAAAACCAACTATTCTACGGTAGAGATAACAATTATAACCTTACTTCTTATGGTTCAAGGTTTGGATCATCTATTTCTATAATAGTTGATTGTCACTTGACTAGAGCTGATAGAGTAGGATTAAGAGAAGTAGTAAATAGATACTAATTATGGCAGGAAACAAACCAATACCTAAGAGTCAAGAAGAATTAGCTATAAAAGTTGCTATTCCGTACCGAAACCCAGAAACTAACAAAGAAATTAACCCTGGACCTCGGTTAAATACCAGCAAAGATAGAGCTAACCAACGTTCTCTTAAAGATGATAACGTAGAACCTTTAAAAATAGGTATAAAAGATATAGATGAAGCATTATATTACTATTTTAACGAAGTTTTAAAACCTTCAGTACTACAAAATGGTAAAAGAATCAATGTTCCATTAGTATATGGTTCACCTGAAAGGTGGGCTGCTATGCAGAAAGACGGTTTTTACAGAGATAAAAACGGTAAAATGCAAGCTCCTTTGATAGTATTTAGGAGAGATAGTATAGAAAAAAATAGACAGTTAGGGAATAAGTTAGATGGTAATCATCCCATGAATTATGGTATATTTGAAAAGAAATTTTCGAAAAAAAATGTATACGATAACTTTAGTACTCTAAATGGTTTAAATAATAGGATAAAAGATACTGAATACTATGCTGTTGCTATACCTGACTATGTCAATATAGTATATGGCTGTGTTATCTTTACCGATTATATGGAACAAAATAATAAAATTATAGAAGGAATAAATTTTGCATCAGATTCTTATTGGGGAGATCCTAATAAATTTAAATTTAGAGCTATGATAGATAATTATACTACCTCAACAGAGTTAGTACAAGGAAATGACAGAATAGTTAAGACTGAATTTAGTATAAATTTACTAGGACATATTATTACCGATACAGTAAATGCACAGCCATACAATAATTTAAAGTTATATGGCAAATCGAGTATAAAATTTAATGCAGAAACAGTCAGTCGGCTTTAAATCTCTTCTCTATTTATAACAAAGAAAGGTTCCTACTAATAGTTTCGATTAATATTAAAAATGAAATTGTATAGATGGCAGTATATACAGGTGCGTTAACAGGCTCACTCCAATTTAGTAGCGGGAGTACTACATACGAAATAAAACCAACTTCGAATAATATAGAAGTAATAGGTGGACTTCACGTATCTGGTAGCTCAGGTTTATTAGTTAATGGTAGGAACATAATAACTAGTATTGATAATCTTCAATCAGGTTCAAGTCCTCAAGTAGGAGCATTAAATCTATTTACAGGCTCTATAGCTGCATACACAGCATCAATTAGCACACATACAGGCTCAGTTAATACTGAATTAGGTGTTTTAAGAACTAAAACAGGTTCATTAGAAACTAATATTAGTACTTTAACAGCAGCAACATCGTCATATATTACCAATGCACTTACTGCTAATTTTATATCGTCATCTCAACAAATAAAAGATTTAGGATTCCAATCAGGATCCGACCTTATCTCTTCATCTGCCCAGATTACAGGTCTTGGATTTATATCGGAATCATCAGCTGGTACTGTTTCTAGTTCAGCTCAAATATCTGGATTAGGATTTATAACTGGATCCACATATTCAGGGTTGGTAAGTATACCTTCTGGTATATTATCATCTTCAGCTCAAGTTACAGCATTAGGTTTCGGTAGTTCTAGTGCTCCTGCCGGCACTATTTCTAGCTCAGCTCAGGTTACTGCTTTTGGTTTTATAAGTCAATCGGATAGTACTGCAGCGTTAAATACCTTCTCTGCCTCTATCCAAGGTGAAGTTGACTCATTACAAGCAGCTTCGAGTTCTTATGCATTAAAGACAGGTATATCCGGTTCATTTAAAGTGACTAGTGCTAGTTTAGCATCTAGTATAGCATCGAATACTACTGAATTAGGTGTATTAAGAACTAAAACAGGTTCGTTAGATACTAATATTGCTACAAATACTACTGAAATTAATGTCTTATCAGCAGCAACTAGCTCATATGCTTTAAAATCTGGAGTATCTGGATCATTTGCTATAGTATCAGCATCATTAGCAGATAGAATTATAGCTAATAATGAAGGTGTAGCTGCTATTAATGCAGGTACTAGTTCATTTGCTATTGCTACTAATGTAGTACCTAATAGCACTACTGGTTCATTTGCATTGAAATCAGATATTAGCGGGTCTTTTACTATTGCTAGTGCTTCTTTAGCGTCATCTATTACTTCTGCCGAAACTGACATAACTACTAATGCAGGAGGTATAACTAGATTAACTGCTGCTACTGGTTCTTATGCATTGAGTGCAACCTCAGCATTGAAATCTCAAATATCAGGAGCATTTGATATTACTTCTGCTTCTTTAGCTACTAGAATTAATAATGTAGGTTCAGGAGAAACAGGAAGTTTAATAAGTACTGGATCAGTTGACTTAAATACCTTAACTTTCACTAAAGGAGACGGATCTACTTTCGATCTTACTGTACATACAGGTTCTGTTGAATCAGGAGTAAGTGCTTATAGTGATTTAACTGGAGTACCTTCTAATATAGTAAGTAGTTCTAATCAAATAAGCTCAGATGTTAGTGGTTCATTCACTTTAGCTAGTTCTTCATTAGCTTCTGCAATAGCTACTAATTTAACTAATATAAATACTAATACTACTGAGATTAATGTATTATCGGCTGCTACAAGCTCTTATGCATTATCAAGTACTGCAGCTTTAAAATCTGAAGTAAGCGGTGCATTCGCAGTTACTAGTGCTTCTTTAGCATCTAATATAGCAACTAATACAACAGAAATCAATGTCCTATCAGCTGCTACTAGTTCTTACGCTTTATCAAGTGGAGTTGTTGCAAATGCGTCAACAAGTTCATTAGCAGTTAAAACAGAAGTTTCTGGTGCATTTGCTGTTACGTCGGCTTCATTAGCTAGTAGAATAGCAAGCAATGATACTGACATAAGTACTAATACTACAGAGATAAATGTTTTATCTGCTGCTACTTCATCTTATGCACTTTCAAGTGCAGTAGTAGCTAATGCATCTACTAGTTCTTTTGTAAGAAATGATTCAAATCAAACCATTACAGGTAATTTAACTGTTACAGGAGATTTAACTGCTCAAGAATTTAATACTGAATTCGTTTCATCCTCAGTAATATTTGAATCAGGTTCAACAATTTTTGGTAATAGTAATGACGATATACATGCATTTACAGGAAGTATAAGAGTAAGTGGAAGTATAGATAGTGATTTAATACCTGCAACTGATTCTGCTTACGATTTAGGATCTTTAACTAAAAAATGGAAAGATTTATATTTAAGTGGTTCTACTATTTTCTTAGGTGATACAAAAATTACAAGAAATACTTCTGGAGATTTAGAAGTAAGAGATAGAGCATCTAGTGCTTTAAGAAAAATTAAAGCAGATGAGATAGAATTAGGAACTACTGGTCAAAGAATTAGAGTAGTAGGTAATAAAATAAAACTTACCAATAGTGGAGGAGCAACTAGAGCTTTAGATTTACCTGGAGATATAATATCTTCTTCTGCTCAAATAGCTGAAAATATATCTGGTTCTTTTACAGCAACTAGTGCAAGTTTAGCAACTAGTATAAAAAATAATTTAACTGAAATTAACGTACTTTCTGCCGCTACAAGTTCGTATTTAAGCTCAGTACCATCAGGGACTGTATCTGGTTCTGCTCAAATCTCTGCATCAGCAGCAGCTTCAGGCTTTAGTAATATAACATATGATGGTAATAAAGTAATATCACAAACTCATTTACCTGGTTTCTTTACTTCATCAT